TATTCTTTGCTCTATCTATTTATCAGACACCATACTTACTACGGGTGGCGTTGAAGTTTTGGGATACTTCTGCCTGTAAAAATCCTCTGTTATAAATTCTGAGTTGTCCCATACTAGCAATCATATTATTGCTATCAGCTGGATCTTCCCTTTCAAGAAATTTGTTGAACTGTAATCTTCCCACACTAACGGTCTCATTATTAGAACCAGTTAAAACGCCATCCCTGTAAATAAATCTATTACCGTTTGTATATTGACCGAATGCTATATGATGCCATGTATCTGGTAGTAAAATAGCAGTTATAACTGAGGTAGTCTCAGAATTATTTTTGTAAGTAAATGTTGTTGAATTGTTATTGAAAATTCCAGTCTCATAATCTCCAGAATCGGCATCTAACTGTCCTCTATCAGCCCATAAGAAATGCCATCCTGTAGTTGGTTGGTTAGCAGGAACTTTCAACCATGTCTCAACAGTCCATCCAGTTGCTGCTACATCAATTTCAAGAGGAGATGGTAGTTCAATATGACCGTCAACACCATCGAAATCAAAGTATCCGTTAGAATTGAATACTGCTCCCGAAGCACTTATGTTTGAAGTATAAGAAGAACTTGAGAGGTTCTTTACTGTGGTTGGTGCTGTGATGGCAGTTCCAGATGTTTTGATGTATCTGCCAGCGGTAGATCCTTTCTCTACCTGTGCTCCCCACAAATAGTATCCTTGTGTTCCAGTCCAAGTAGAACCTGTAGCTAATTCAATTTTAAATCTAATAGAAGATCTTGAGCCAATATTGAAAGAAACATAAGTTTTTTTCCAACCACCACCAATATCTATAGTATTTTTTGTTAATTGTTGTATTGATGTATATGCATCAGGCTCTAGAGCATATACATTACCAATATCTCTTTCTTTTGCTTTGTGATAGAACGAGAATGTATATGTTGTATTACTTGTTAGTCCATCAAACTGTCTGATTAATCCTGTATAGGCATTTGTTGGATTTGTTTTGTAAATATAATCTGCTGTTGTTGTTCCATCAGGAGCAACGGCAACACTACTATCTACTTCGACGCTATAATCACTAATAGATTTCCAAGCAGAGTTATTAAAATCTTCACTCCATGTTGCCAAATTCTCAGCACGATCATAAGTCGCTCTGTTTCCAAAGTCATAGTTCAATAGCAAGTTGCTATCATATACAATACCAGGACCAATCTTAGGTGCTGTGTCAGGTGCTTCGTTGATATACTTACTCTTGGTGGCGTTGTAGTTTTGGAATACTTGTGCTGCTGTTAGAACTCTTGGATAGACACGAACTTCTCCAATTCTACCGTCAAAATCAACAGATGAACCAGTAAAACTATCTCCACCAAATTCTAAATTGCTATAACTATTACTTTGAGAGTAATCGCCCGAACCAAATGTGCCTGCTACAGCTCCAGTATCAGATGAACCATTAGTTAGTTGAGAATTTAAATAAATTCCTAAAGATTTTGACGATGAATTGAAAACTAAACTGATATGATACCAAGTATTATTTGTTATATTAGATGGAGAAGAATCCCAATAAAGATAATTGCCACCAACTCCTCTACTTATCTGAACACTTATTAGCGTTCCATCTGACGAACCCAGAGCTCCAGATTCCATAACTCTTGAAGAAATTCCAACAACGCTACTATTTCCACCTGTAGAGAATATCGTTCTTCTATCACTCAATAGATCTACGTATATCCAGTATTCCATAGTCCAATCAGTAGATCCATTATGTAAGAAATTCCAATCTCCTATTGATCCTACTGTAATTTTATCTCCATTAGTTCCATCAAACTCCCAGTATCCAGCGGCGTTGTAGGTGGCACCATTCACTACACCGTCATTACCTTTACCAGATTGATCTAACCAATCACCACTACCAGAATAAACATCACCCAACAGGTTCAACTCTTGGAAGTCAGCAGGTCTAATAGCAGGGCTACCGCTATACTCAAAGCTATCAGCACTATCCATCTGTCTCTTCTTGTTAGAGACCTGAGTAGCAAGGTCATCAAAGAGTAGTTTGTTAGCGTTGAATGGATAGGTGATGAGATCGCTGGTGTCGTTTCTTACAGAACCGTCAGATATTTTACCGATGACATCGGATGCTATGAAACCAGTGCCTACGTATTGATAATCAATTAAGGTTGCCGTCCCATCATTATATTGAAAGTCTCCAAGACCATTACCAGTGGTACTTAGTTTGCCATAAGTGTATGTGGCATCAGTGTTAGATCCAGCATCGAATAGAAAATAAATAAATGCTCCCTCATTATCGAGAGAAGGATTTGATAATACAGAAGACCCTTGATCAATACTTCTTCTCCAAACAAGGTCTCCTTTTTTATTGTAGTTTGATAGGTATATTTCGTCTGCTCCTAAAGCAAAATAATATGAGGCTACCGTAACAGATTCTGTCACACTGTTAACAGTTAATCCTACATGCTGTATGTCTGGTGCTGATGCTCCTACAGGAAGATTGGTTTCTTTTTGCCAGATCATATTACCTTCGGCAGTGTATTTAATTACAAAAGAATTTCTAAGTACAGTACCGACAACATAAATCTGTCCCTTGTCATCTATCTTGACGTTGGTTGCTTTTACATTTAGTACTCCAAGAGGAAATGTAGTATCTTGAGATGAGAGTGTTCTATCCCATAGAACCTCACCTGTATTTGTATCAATCTTGATAATGTATCCTTTGTTGGCAGTGTCGTCTTCAAGATATCCAACAGCAACTACTTCTCCTCTGTCGTTGGCATCGATTTTTGTGAGAACAACATCTCTACCTAACATGAATGCTGACTTGCCCCAACCAGGATTGCCATTAGCATCAAACTTTTCTACAAATGCTTGTGCTTCCCCCGATGTGGGTGTATTTCCACAAGCATAGTATTGTCCGTTGCTGTCTGATGTGACGCCCGTATATTCTACATCACCACTATTGGTAGTAGATTGCCAATCAATTACACCACCATTAGAATACTTAGCAATCCAAGGTACATCACCAGTCTTACCAACAACAATTAGATTGTCGTTGCTATCCAACTCCATAGCACGAAGAGTTGTATTGACACCTGCTGATGGTGCTTCTACTCTTACACCCCACTCAGCAGTTCCAGCATTATCTCTCTTTTCAAACCAACCAAATCCTTTGTTAGGAACAAGATTGGTATCTAATGCTGTTCCTGATAGTAAATACCTATCATCAGATTCGTTATATTTTATTTCTGCTGGTACGTAACTATTGTTTGTCGTTAAGGATTGATCAATCAACTTGAAGAAGTTAGTAACAAGTTGTGATCCAGATGAACCTAATAAGAATAGGTTTCTGGCAGGACTATTAATTCCAATTGGCATCGATCGTTATCCTCAGCTGAAGTCTGTGTTACCTTGTCCAAATACCTGGATAGTTCCAGATCCGTCCTTGATGATAATGAATGTTAAGATGTCAGTGTTGTTTGTTGGCGTTGGTGGTGAACCTCCAGACCATTTTACACCGTTGGTGACATCGTTACCATCTACACTACAGGCATCTCCGTAGAGAGCAGATGTGTTGGAATCTAAAACTAGAGTTAGAGTTAAAGACTCACCATTATTTAGACCTACGTTGGTGAATGCCCACTTGCTAATTGCTGCTGCTGTTGGTGTACCACAGATCGTGTTAGATGTAGCAGTATTAATTGTAAGAACACCAGAACCATCGGGTGCCAATGAAGTACCAAAGTTATTGTCGTTACTCTCTTTAATTCTTCCGCCAAATGCTGCCGCCCCAGAAACAGTTAATCCAGTTAGTGTGCCGACAGATGTTAACGAAGAATTAACAACGGTTGTTCCTAGAGTAGTTCCACTTAGTAATACTGTACCTTGGATAGCGATGTGTCTATTTGTTTTAATCTCTAAGTTTTCTGAGAAGACCCAATACTTATCTGTTCTTGTGTTGTCATATAGAATTGTTTTGTTTGTGGTGGTTCCTTTGAGAATTAATCCACCTCCATTAGCTGCTTCATCAGTTGGACCTAGTGCTTCAAATACAGCAGTTCCACTAGCACCACTGACAGCATTGGAAAGCTCTACGATACCATTTTCAGTGTCTACACTGACAACTCTTGTTGTTCCTACTGGCAAAGAAGTGCCATTGATTACATTCACTGTCATTCCAGGAACAACACCAGTCAAAACTTCTACATTGGTGACAAAAGTACTACCACTAGTTACGTTGCCAGCAAACTCTGCTAGTTGAACTGCTGCTAACTCTAGAGCATTATCGTCAATTTGGATGTTTTGTACATTAATAGAAGTAGTTGTACCATTAACTGTGAGGTTTCCGTCAACTGTTAAAGCTCCTCCGACATTTAAATTATTTTCAATAGTTACATTGTAACCATTATCACCTCTAATCCATGTGCCTGCTACTCTACTTCCAGAAACTTCAGTGGCACTACCAATAACTAATTGATTGCTGCCTCCAGAACTTGGTGGAGCATACGTTGGACCATTGAGAGAATTGATTGGTCTTCCACTACCAATTAAAACATTACCGTTGCCAGTCATATTATAACCAGCAAAGGCACCGATACAAACGTTATCATTTCCGTTGATAGCACCATACATGGCACTATTACCAACAGAAACGTTGTTATCTCCACCTTCTGAGTTTAAGCTGGCATCTTTACCAATAGCAACATTATTATCTCCAACGTCAGAAAGTCTCAGTGCTCCATCACCGATAGCAACATTACCTAAACCAGATACGTTTGATGCTAAAGCTTGGTATCCAACACCTACGTTTTGAGAACCGCCTTGGTTTGCTGATAAAACTTCAACTCCAAAAGCAGTGTTGCTAGCAACGGCAGAGTTTCCTCTGCCAACTGTCATTGGATTGTTACTGGTTCCACGGATAGTGATGTCAGCACTATCAAAATTAGTAACACCGTTTACTAATAAGGTATTACCATCGTTGGTATTTAAGATAACGTCTCCATCTACATCAAGATTGTGTTTGATGGTTGTTGTGCCTGTAGCAGCACCCATGTTAATAGCAGTAGCAGCACCGAAAGCATTGATAGTAGTTGCTGTTCCGTTAAATACCCCAAATGATGTTGATGTTGTATTGACACCAGTAATGAACACTGGAGTGGTGTTAAATACAACAGCACCGTTACCAGTAGGATCACTTAACACACCTCTAAGTTGGGTTGATGTTGTTGTTGAGAAATCACCTAAGTTGTTAGATGAATACCTAATGACAGCACCAGCTCCACCACCATTACCGAAGTTTACGGTTGCCCCATCAGTACCAGATAGTGTTACAGAATTATTTACTGTTAAAGTTTTTTGATCAGCAAAGTCTAGGGTAGAACCAATACAACTAGAAATAGTTAGACCATTAATTGTAGTGTTAGTTACAGTACCAATGTTTGTTGTTCCTGTAAAAGATGCTCCTGATAGAGTCTTGTTTGTCAACGTCTGTGTTTCTGATTCTGTAACTAATCTTCTAGCAACTCCTCCATTATCTAATGTTCTGAAGTACCCACCACTTTCAAACCATTGGAGTTGAATCCATGTTTGTACTACTCCTTCCGAGTTTGAAGTTCTGTTGATTTGAATGCCACCATTGGCTCCAGTTAAACTAGCACCTTTTCTTAGTTCGATAATGGGATCTGCAACTTGTAGAATGGTACTTTCTAATGTTGTTGTAGAACCAGTTACATTTAAATTGCCGTCAATTGTTACTGATGTTCCATTGTCACTAATTAAACTATTAACTAATTGGGTATTAGCACCATCCCATTTTAATAGAGTTTGATCTACTAGAGAACTGGCATTCTTTAATTGGAATTCGTTATCTGATAAAATGATGCCGTTATTAGCGTCAAGCCCTGCTCCAGTATCTGTATTTGTTGCCGAGATATCAATAGTTACTACTCCAGTATCTGGATCAGTTGTTTGTGTTAACTGAGCAGCACTAGACGCTGTAAATCTAAAGTCTCCAGATGCTAAAGCAAACGTACCATTACTAGCAACAGATCCTATCTTAGTAATTGTATCTGTATTGAAGGCATCAATTTCAATTGTGTTGCCATTTTGGACAACAGAAACTGAACTGTCTCTATGTGATCCTCCGATTAAAGTTACATCGGTATTAGAAGTTCCTGTGTTTGATGGGACAAAAGTTCCAGATGCTCCACCTTTAATTCTGGTTACAGTGTCGGCAGAACTTATGGTAATTTCTGGATCTCCAGTGGTTTGATTTGGAGATTGAGAAATAGTTGTAGCTCCAGACTGAAGAAGAGTGATGTTAGTGTTTGTGTTATCATTTGGTATGTAACTAGCAGAAGTTCCAACACGTAGTTTTGTTCTTGTATCTGTATCTGTACCATCAATTGTGATAGTAGTACCAGACATGCTCACACTGGCAGCATTAATGCCAACGATTTCAATATCACCAGAACTAGGAGATCCTCCAGAAGCATTCAAAGTTGTAATTGTATCAGCATCTTCTACTGTTCCTGAAATTATAATGCTGTCTTCATCTCTGGTGATCTGTAAGTCTAATCCTTTGTATCCAGATGGTATGCTTGAAGGGGAAGAAACGGCAATCTTTACATCATCAGTTCCGCTACCAGATCCTCCAGCAGTTAATCTGATAATTTTTTCGTTGGCATTGATAGCATCTACTGCCGAAACACTATATGTTGTGTTATTATCTGGTGTAATTATTGTGCCACCCAAATTAACGGTGGTTCCATTAATATTAATACCTGGATTAATTAAAGCACTGTTTGGTATATTTGTTATTGTATTAGTTGATCCAGAAATAATACAAGTTTCGAAGATTTTATTGGTTACTGTTTGTGATGCAGTTAGATATACATCTCCAGGATCATCCCAGGTAACAACACCACCATCACTCTTGAGGTATTGTCCACTGGTTCCAGTGTTTCCATTGACGGCAATGCCATTGCCAGTCAAATCTAAATTGTCTCCCGAAGACATCTCTTCAATCTTTCGGGAAGTCTCGTTAACAATTAACGGAAAGCGGTCTGCCATTACACTAAGCTGCTGGTATTTCTTCGTTCAACTATTTATAGGGGTCGTATTTATAAGGAAACATCGTGCCAGATTATGAAGTGGCACAATAGGTACAAATACTCCTTCTTTGGGGCTTGACGCTTCTCGGGCACCGTGCTACAATAAATAGGTAAACAAATGTTAAGGACCTTTAAGGATTCGTTACATTGTTAAACACCCCTTAAACCGAGACCTATAGGGTGTATAAAACACGTCTCTCATATCCCGCCTGAGGGTGGCGGGAGCATAGTACCTCCACCATTTCCCTGATGGACTTACTACTTGTTTGTAACAATGACTGCTACACTTTCACAACAACGCTCTACTAACACCTGGGAACAGTTCTGTAACTGGGTGACCTCTACTGACAACCGTCTGTATGTCGGTTGGTTCGGTGTTCTGATGATCCCTTGTCTGCTTGCTGCTACGACATGTTTCATCATCGCTTTCATCGGTGCTCCCCCAGTGGACATCGATGGTATCCGTGAACCCGTCGCTGGTTCACTCATGTACGGAAACAACATCATCTCTGGTGCTGTTATCCCTTCAAGCAACGCTATTGGTCTTCACTTTTATCCCATCTGGGAAGCAGCTTCTCTCGATGAGTGGCTCTACAACGGTGGTCCTTTCCAACTTGTTGTCTTCCACTTCCTGATTGGCATCTATGCTTACATGGGTCGTGAGTGGGAACTCTCTTACCGTCTGGGGATGCGTCCTTGGATCTGTGTTGCTTACTCGGCACCAGTTGCTGCTGCTTCTGCTGTCTTCCTGATCTACCCCTTCGGTCAGGGCTCCTTCTCCGATGCTATGCCCCTGGGTATCAGTGGCACCTTTAACTACATGCTTGTCTTCCAAGCAGAGCACAACATCCTGATGCACCCCTTCCACATGCTTGGTGTGGCTGGTGTGTTCGGTGGTTCTCTCTTCTCGGCAATGCACGGTTCTCTGGTTACTTCCTCGCTGGTTCGTGAAACCACTGAGAACGAGTCACAGAACTATGGTTACAAGTTCGGTCAAGAAGAAGAGACCTACAACATTGTTGCTGCTCATGGATACTTTGGTCGTTTGATCTTCCAGTATGCTTCCTTTAATAATTCTCGCTCTCTTCACTTCTTCCTTGCTGCTTGGCCAGTTGTAGGTATTTGGTTCACCGCTCTGGGTGTTTCGACCATGGCATTCAACCTCAACGGTTTCAACTTCAACCAGTCGATTGTTGATAGTCAAGGTCGTGTCCTGAACACTTGGGCAGACGTTCTTAACCGTGCTGGTCTGGGTATGGAAGTGATGCACGAGCGTAATGCTCACAACTTCCCTCTCGATCTTGCTACTGCTGAGAACACTCCTGTTGCTCTCACTGCTCCTAGCATTGGTTGAGTTAAATAAAATAAACTTCAGGGGGTCTTCGGACCCCTTTTCTTTTCAGGAGGTATAATGGTTTCATCAACACTTTCACAACCAATTAAACAACGAGGATGGTTCGATGTCCTGGATGACTGGCTTAAGAGAGATCGCTTTGTATTTGTGGGTTGGTCTGGACTACTTCTTTTTCCCACTGCTTATCTCGCAATTGGTGGCTGGCTTACTGGTACAACGTTTGTTACGAGCTGGTATACCCACGGGCTTGCCTCTAGTTATCTTGAAGGCGCTAATTTCCTTACGGCAGCTGTGTCAACTCCTGCTGACGCTATGGGTCATTCTCTTCTTCTACTTTGGGGTCCTGAGTCTCAGGGAGATTTTGTCAGGTGGCTCCAACTTGGGGGACTCTGGCCTTTTGTGGCGCTCCACGGAGCCTTTGCTCTCATAGGTTTTATGCTTCGCCAGTTTGAGATTGCTCGCCTGGTAGGTATCAGACCCTATAACGCCATTGCTTTTTCGGGTCCTATCGCTGTGTTCGTCAGCGTGTTCCTGATGTATCCTCTGGGTCAATCCAGTTGGTTCTTTGCTCCATCGTTCGGTGTGGCAGCAATCTTCAGGTTCCTGCTGTTCCTTCAAGGGTTCCACAACTGGACTCTCAACCCCTTCCATATGATGGGAGTGGCAGGTATCCTAGGTGGCGCTCTTCTTTCTGCTATTCATGGAGTAACTGTAGAAAATACTTTGTATCAAGATGGTGAGCAAGCAAATACTTTTAAGGCATTTGATTCTACTCAGGAAGAAGAGACTTATTCAATGGTTACAGCAAACCGATTCTGGTCTCAGATTTTTGGTATTGCTTTCAGCAACAAACGTTGGCTTCATTTCTTTATGCTATTCGTTCCAGTCATGGGACTTTGGACATCCAGCATTGGCATCATTGGTCTGGCTCTTAATCTTCGTGCTTACGATTTCGTTTCTCAGGAGGTCCGAGCGGCTGAAGATCCAGAGTTTGAAACGTTCTATACTAAAAACATCCTTCTCAACGAAGGATTGAGAGCATGGTTGGCACCAGTCGATCAACCACATGAAAACTTTGTTTTTCCTGAAGAAGTCTTGCCAAGAGGCAACGCTCTGTGATATACTAGGGGGGTCAAACGACCCTCTTTTTTATGGACATTGAACTGTATACTCTACGTGGTTGTGGTAACTGTACTAAGATGAAGGAACTTCTTAAACGAGCAGATGTTCCCTACACAGAGAAGATGATTCCGAATGACATTACCAAAGCAGATATCTATGAGAATTATCCTTCTATGATTAACAAAGGATTTCCTCAAATTGTTATTGATGGTGAAGTTATTGGTGGTCTTGTAGAAGCAGTCACGTATTTTGTAAAGAATAAATTGATTACACGTGCTTCAAGATGAGTCAGGAATTGAAGATAAATAGAGGTGTAGAGCTTATGCTCAGGAGGGAGAAGAAAGCACACGAGCCGAAAGGTTTAAAGTTCAATCACACAATCGCTCTCCTGGGTAAAAAATTCAATTTTAAATTTGAATTTTCTTGGGAGACAAATAGTAACTAAGGAGTATTACTATGTCTACCCCCGTAATTTTGTTCTTTTCGACAATCATCACTGCTTTATTTTTCCTAGTAGGTGTTACAATAGGTTGGACAGCAAATGACTTCCTGTACAACATGTTATCGAAAGATGAACTTCATCCAGAAATGTATGGAGATGATGGTATGGTTATCAATGAAGAGCTCTTAGCAGTAAGATTCGTAGAGGACGACGAAGACGAGGATGATTATTATTGACATGAACCAGATTATGATTAGTAATCTGATGGTTCAACTGAAGAACGATTCGTTGAACGAAGACTTGGTAAGACACATGGTTCTTTCCTCCCTCTTTTCATATGAAAAACAATACACAGAAGAGTATGGCGAAATTGTTTTAGCATACGACTCTAAGCATTATTGGAGGAAAGAAGTCTTTCCGTATTACAAACAAAACAGAAAGAAAGATCGTGAAAAATCTAATCACAACTGGACAAGTATCTTTGAAGTACTGAATAAAATCAGGGATGAGATTAAAGAATATTTTCCATTCAAAGTGATTGAAGTTCATGGAGCAGAGGCAGATGATGTTATCTCTACTCTTTGTAAGAATAAAGGAACTCAAAAACTTTTGATTCTCTCTGGAGATAAAGACTTTATTCAGTTACAAAAATACCCAGGGGTTAAGCAGTTTAATCCTATTATGAAACGGGAAGTTACCCATGAAAATCCCCTTACATATGTGAAAGAACATATTATTAAGGGAGATAAGTCTGACGGCATTCCTAACTATCTTTCTTCTGATGATACATTTGTTTCTGGTGTTAGACAAAAACCTATTAGTAAAAAGAACTTAGATAAATGGGTAAAAGAATCTCCTCATCAGTTCTGTAAAACATCTGAAGACCTACAAAATTATCATAGGAACCAAAGACTCATTGATTTTGATTGTATTCCTTTGGAAATAGAAGACAAAATTATGGATCTTTATCACTCTCTAAATAATAGTGAGAAGCAAGTGCCTTTAGAATATTTTCAACGTCATAAGTTGAATGATCTAATGGAGAAATATTTCTTTCGTAACCCTACACAATTTGCCAAATGAAACTTTTAATTTCTGAAGTGCTCCAAAAAGTGAGCAACGCTAAGACAAAAGCAGAGAAGGTAAAAATTCTACAGGAACATAACACCCAAGCATTGAGAACTATTCTTATTATTAATTATGATGAGAGTGTTGTTTCGATGCTACCTGAAGGAGATGTACCATTCACTCCCAATGATGCTCCTCCTGGAACGGAGCACACTAAACTGGAGCATGAGTACCGTAAACTTTATCTCTTTTTCAAGGGAGGTTCTACATCGCTAAAGCAATCTAAGCGAGAAGATTTATTCATTCAGATGCTTGAAGGACTTCAACAAACCGAAGCGAATGTTTTGGTTCTTGCCAAAGATAAAAACCTACAAAAGAAGTATAAAATTACTAAGGCATGTGTTGAAGAAGCCTTCCCTCAAATTCAGTGGGGTGGTCGTAGTTGAGCGTAAAGGTAGTTTATCACAACTGTGATCCAGATCTAGCAAAAGATAGATCTTTACCATACACTGCTTACTTAGTTGAGTATGATGACGGTGCTGGACTATGTTATGACATAGTTATTTGTAATAAAAAAACAGATATATTTGACCACTACTGGGATAAATATCGTGAGGGATTAAAATCTTTCAAGCAATCTGAAGGAAGAACAAACCCAAAACTATGGTCACCACCTAACACGAAGAAGAAATAACAATGGACATAACTCCTCAAGAACAAAAAGCTATTTTAGAAGTGATTCCTTCTTCTACTCAAACGTTTTGTATTCTTTATTGGAAGAAATCGGATGGGCCTGGAGCAGATAAGAAAGTTCTAAGAAGAATTAATTCCAACGGGGTTCCAGTCTCAACTAAAAAATACTCAGAAGTATTCTTTTATAATGATGTTAGACATGCTTTAACACATGCTCAGTTTCTTCTTGCTCATGGATACGATTTAAAAATTCACAAATGTAATAGAAAAAATAACGATAAATTTTGGTTAACTTGATATGGAATATGGATATCATTACCTTGCTAAATTAGTTTTCTGTGATCCAGAAAAACTAGATGACGAGGAGTATTTGAAAACTACTTTAGAATCTGCTGCTAATATGGTTGGGGCAACTGTATTACATACAGCATCTCATAAGTTTGACCCCCAAGGTGTTACTGCTTTCTGTATGCTTTCTGAAAGTCACATTAGTATTCATACGTGGCCAGAGAAAGCGACTTGTACTCTAGATGTCTACACGTGTGGTGATGCTGATCCCCAAGCGGCGGGAGAATTTATTCAGCTAGCAGTAGATGGATCTATTGCTATGACACAAACAGTTGTTCGATAAATTGTATCAAAAGATACAGGTTGACATCTCTATATAAAGATGGTAGAATACTGCCATCGTTCATTCGCTATTTCCGAATAGCGAACGCAAGTAAGCCGACTCGGAACGGATCGTTCATCTATGGAAGCACTTTTCTTGACATGTTTACAGGCACATTTTATTATTGGGAGAGTGGTTACTCATCCAGAATTAAATGACCGCCAACGTAATGAAATCATTTGGGAAGTTAAACAAGTCACAAAGAAAGGTTGTTTCGTAGACGCAAAAGCCGACTGAAGGAACGGGATCTAATCCATCTCATTTCTTTAGGAGTAAACCCATGGCTAAAGTAGTATATCGTGGCATCGAGTATGATACCCAGAAGCGTCTGGAGTATCAACAGCAAATGGCACAGCAACCCCAACAGTATAACGAAAACTATCGTGGTGTTCGTTATGTAAAGGAGGGACATAAGTGAAACAAAAACTTAATGCTCTTCAACTGATCAAAGAGCAGAAGCAAAAAGAAGATCGTCGCCACCAAGCCCAACTAGCACAACTGGTTGGAGCGAAGTAGTGGAAGACTACACATATCACTACGATGATATGGATAAGGATAGCAGACCACCTGCTTGCTACCAACTAACATATAGAGGGTGTAAGTATTGGTCTTGCTATCGAGTACATCTACGAGATTGGTTTGAAAGGATGATGACCTTTGAACCTATCTTTAACAGGAAGGGTTGACGCCCTTCTTTTTTTATGCTAACATAGTTCAAACTGGACAAAACTATGGACAGACAAAAACTAAAACTAATCATCAAGAACTTAGAGTTATTGGTAGAGAGTTTGAAGTCGGAAGTTTATTCAGATACTACATCTTATGTCGTTCGATCTAATGATGGAAAGGATATGAGTTATAGTGATTATGATGACGATGGTTACACTGATTAAATATGACACAGACACAACCCAAATCTCTTAAGCAATACATCAAGTGGCTTCAACAAGCAATTGATAACGGGCACTTGTATGATTCAGAAGAGTATGCTAAACTTAAAAAGGAGTTGTATGAAGCAAAGCGACTCCGCCAACTAGTACAAATACGTGAAAAAGCAGCCTATGGATTCGGATACCAATTTGAACCTCTCCCCAGTCCGTCTAGTGACAGTGACTCCAGAGGCGGAGAAGACGATGGGGTACGTGGCGAGGGTGAGCAACCCACAGAACCAGGACAACCCTAACGTCGCTGGTCTGCTCAAGTATTGTGTTAAGCATCAGCACTGGTCTGTATTCGAGCAGGCACACATGACCCTTGAGATTGAAACTACACGAGGTATCGCTGCCCAGATTCTTCGTCACCGTTCATTTACATTTCAAGAATTTTCACAACGCTATGCTGATGTAAATTGGTTGGAGTCTGGTATTCCTGTGCCAGATCTTCGTAGTCAAGATACTAAGAACCGTCAGAATTCTATCGATGATATCTCTCCCGAAACAAAAAAAGATCTCCAAGCGTACATTGATCGTCACTTCGCTGAAGCGATGGATCTCTACAATGAACTCCTTCGCCAAGGCATTGCTAAAGAATGCGCGAGATTCGTCCTACCACTAGCAACCCCAACAAAAATCTACATGACTGGCTCTGTTCGGTCATGGATCCACTATATAGATCTACGGAGTGCTCATGGTACTCAAAAAGAACACATGGATATTGCTAACGCCTGTAAGCAAATCTTTGTCGAACAATTCCCTACTGTTTCTGAAGCTTTGGAGTGGAACTAATGCCTACTTATCCTGTTAAACATAAAGAGACTGGGGAAACTCAAGAACTTTACATGACAATGAAAGAGTATGAGCAATGGAAGACTGAGAATCCTGAATGGGAAAAAGATTGGTCGGCTGGTGTTGCTGGTGTTGGTGAGGTAGGGGATTGGCGTAATAAAATGGGGAAGACACACCCAGGATGGTCTGATATTATGTCACGAGCATCTAAAGTTCCTGGTTCAACTATTCAGTGGTAATTAAATATGCCTAGAGCACGTAACAAAAAAGCTCCTGGAGCAGGCATGTCTGCTCGACAAATGAAGAGGAGAAAGCCTATCAATTCCGAGTATCTTCTTCCCATTGAACCTCTAACTGAAAACCAAGAAGTTATGTTCGAACGATATGGTCAAGGTAAAAACATTTTTGCTTATGGATGTGCTGGTACTGGTAAAACATTTGCCGCTTTGTATCTAGCACTAAAGGATGTTCTTGATGAGTACACTCCTTATCAAAAAGTTTACATTGTTAGATCGCTGGTTGCTACTAGAGAAATTGGATTCCTACCTGGAACCCATGAAGATAAAGCAGACATCTATCAGATTCCATATAAAAATATGGTGAAGTATATGTTTGAGATGCCTGATGACAACAGTTTCGACATGCTGTATGAGAATCTTAAGCATCAGGAAACCATTTCTTTTTGGTCAACTTCATTCCTTCGTGGAACCACTCTAGATAATTCTATTGTTCTTATCGATGAATGTCAGAACTTAAACTTCCACGAACTTGATAGTATCATTACTCGTTGTGGTCAAGATACTAAGATCATTTTCTGTGGTGATGCTAGACAGTCTGACCTCCAAAAATCTAATGAACGTACAGGCATCATTGATTTCATGAAGATCATTCAAAGTATGGAAGAAGACTTTTCAATGATCGAATTTGGTATTGAAGATATCGTTCGTTCTGGTCTCGTTAAGAATTATTTGATCGCTAAAATTAATATGGGATTCTGATGAAAGTATTTGATCACGTGGGGATTGAACCCATTGAAATGAACACTGTTACAATAGATGGGAAAAGATATTATGTTACTCCTAGCGGTAACAAGTATCCTTCAATCACCACAGTGATCAGTAATAACTCTAAGAAGCAAGCTGGTCTTGCTAAGTGGAGAGCAAGAGTAGGAAAAGATAAAGCACAAGCAGTATCTACTCGTGCCGCTGGTCGTGGTACTAGGTATCACAAACTAGTTGAAGACTACTTGAATAATGAATTAGATAAACAAAAGTATAGAGACATGCCACTTCCGTGGTTTATGTTCAATACATCACAGAAAGTCTTGGACCGTATAAATAATATATACCTCCAAGAAGCAGCGTTGTATTCTGACACTCTTGAAATAGCTGGCAGAGTAGACTGTATCGCTGAGTTCGATGGGGAACTGAGCATTATTGATTTCAAAACGTCTGCTAAACAGAAGAAAGAGCAACACTTATTCGACTACTATGTACAAGAATGTGGGTATGCTTGTATGCTTCAAGAGGTGTATGGTCTTACTGTTAAACAGTTAGTCACAATTGTAGCCACAGAAGAGGGAGAAGCACAAGTTAGTGTTGTGCCACCTAAAAAAGAATATTTAATTACGCTACAGCAATACATTCAAGAATACAAAGAAAAACATGTCGAAAGATCTGGAGGATAAATTTATGACAACTGCGAAATTTTCGCAGGACGTTGAGAAAGTGGCATTTGAAAATCAAATGAACTATATTGATGCCATTATTTTTTACTGTGAAAAAAATGAAATTGAAATCGAATCAGTTGCTAAACTGATTAGCAAACCACTTAAGGAAAAACTTAAGTACGATGCTCAGAAACTAAATTATATGAAGAAAACAAGTCGAGCTAAGTTGATGCTGGTATGAGTAATTTCTTTCAGTCAGAAATGGTAAAAGGAGATCTCCAAGAAATGATGGAGCTCCAGAGGTATTGCTTCCAAGCAGCCCATGCTTTCCCTGTTCTTTCTCCTGAAAAGAAGATGGAATACTTTAATATCTTGGAAGAACTTCTAGAGAAACAGAAGATCTTTAATGCCAGACTTCAACTTAGTGACGACCCAGAAGCTAAAGACATGGCAGAAAGTATGAAGACTGCTGCTGTTATGCTTGGTGGTGACGCCAATAAAACAATCAATGAGATCTTTGATGATCTCCTTGGTAAAGTTAAACTAATGAAGGACACCCTTCAAAGTGGCACAGGGGATTGACACCCGCCCCTGTGCCCTGTTATTATGTGTAGGTGGTTGAGGGGTCACACAACCACAATCCGAAACAATCCGAGGTAATCCGAATGTCATTTGCAGATCTTAAGCGTAAGTCCCAGAATAGTTTTGAGTTCCTCCAGAAGGAACTTGAAAAGTCCAGCACCGATAAGACTGGTGCCGACGATCGTCTCTGGAAGCCCGAACTTGACGCTTCTGGTAACGGTTATGCCGTTATCCGTTTCCTCCCTGCCCCCGAGGGAGAAACTGTACCCTGGGCAAAAGTCTACTCCCATGCTTTCCAAGGTCCTGGTGGTTGGTTCATCGAGAACTGCCTGACTACGAAAGGTGATAAGTGTCCTGTCTGCCTTCACAACAGCAGTCTGTGGAACAGTGGTATTGAGAGTGACAAAGAGGTTGCTCGTAAGCAGAAACGTAAACTGTCTTACTACAGCAACATCTATGTTGTGAAAGATCCTAAGAATCCCGAGAACGAAGGTAAGGTCTTCCTGTATCGTTATGGTAAGAAGATCTTTGATAAGGTCATGGCAGCGATGCAACCTGAGTTCCAAGATGAAACTCCCGTGAATCCTTTCGACCTGTGGGAAGGTGCTAACTTCAAACTGAAGATTAAAACTGTTGCTGGTTACTGGAACTACGATAGTTCTGAGTTCGATCGTGTTGCTGCTCTGTCAGCTGACGATGATGAACTGGAGAATATCTGGAAGCAAGGTTATTCTCTGGAATCATATACTGCTGACGGTGAGTTCAAGACCTATGATGATCTTGATACTCGTCTGAATGCTGTACTGAACACTGCTCCTCGTACCACCATTCGAGAGCAGGAAGAGGAAGAGTTTGAACCTGTTGCTGTTAGCACTCCTCCTGTTGCCTCTGGTTTCCGTGAGAGAATGACGGCATCTACTGACGATGACGATGCTCTCAGTTACTTCGCTCGTCTTGCTGAAGAAGACTGATACCAAAATCACATACTGAATTCTATTGGCGGGAGAAAAATTTTCCCGCCAATTTTTTTATGAAAAGGTCGATCAGACTCCAGTCTTCTTTAACTTAGCATTAATATAATCAGAAGACTTTTTATACTTGGATGCTTTCCTAAATTCGTCAACGAACTTGTCTATGTATTGTGGTTTGAGAAGAAATATTTCTCTATTCTTTTCATTTTCATTACTCTCGTATTCGAATTGAGTGACAGGTCTAGCAAGTTGACTACCACTAATTTCTTTTACTGTACCATTGTCTAAGTATTGAAATCCAGTTTCAATTTTCCTCTTCCAAGTTCCTTCGACATTCACCCAAGTAACATTGTCGATAATATAATAATCTGATTCTACTTGTACGACTTCATAATCAAGTGGACGTTCTACGCTAGTTGTCCCAGAGAATGTGATCGATTGGAATCCATAATTATCTGGACCAGTGTTTGAAGGTTGGTAGATTAACCATTCTGTAGTTGCTGTTCTTGCCTGTTCTGGGATGGCTAGCGAGAATGTAAATGGTTCTGAATCAAATCTGCCTCGTTGAATTCTATTCTCATCCCAACGGAAGTCTGCTGTTAATTCTAAATCTGGGATGGGTGTTCTAACATCATTCTGAGCAAATGCTTCTGAAGCGTATACATATCCATTTCCAATGTCTTCATTCTTAACATACACCGACAATTCATAAGTAGCAACACCAGCAGAGACAGACTCTCCTCTGTCAACAATATCTAGGTAGTAAATCTCTCCTTGATAATCAACAATGATATCTACTCTGGCACCAGTATCAATTTCGGCACCTCTATACACAGGAACATCTAGATAAATTCCTGCTCGTCTACCAGGATAGAATATGCCACCGATAACACCAGGACTGACAGGATCCGATTCAACCGTGAGACCTTGAATCATTTTCACTGGGATGATGCTTCCTAGACTGAAGAAAGAATTACTATCTGGATCAGTTTTAAATCCTATGAACAAACCTTCGCCGTTGTTGCCAATGACATCTGGAAACTCTCCTCCATTTTGATCATTGCCAAACTGAGCGTAGATTGAAAGCATATTATATTCTCTACAGTCCATAGGCACTGTTTTAAAATACCTAGCATCCCCTGATCCTCCACCTTCAGATCCGCTTCTAAAATGTAAGTATCCAGAACTTCTGACCCCAGAAGTTAATGCTGGGTAGAATACAAATCCGTCAGCACCAGTTCCAGATCCATATGAATCAAAATAAACACCC